CTGTGATTTAATTTGTTGTGCAGTAGCAGTTTCTGATGCAACAGAAGCTCCACGCATAATATCCGACAAACCAGTTGTTTCATAGATGATTTGTTTACATGATTCACGAGCTTGGTATAATTGTTGCAAGGCTTGTGCCACATCACGCAACGGCATGAATTGAACTGCACCTTGCAGACCACCTTTTTCAACAAATGCCGCCCAGTTCTTAACAGGGATCAGAACGCCATCGTTGCCTTCCTTCATCAAACGTTCAATAGCAGGTTCGTCAGCCGCATAAATCCCCATAACCTTCATGGCTTTGGTAAGATGCTTGATTCTGCCTGTTAGATCATCAATTTCATCTGCTTGGTCTTGATACAGTAAGAAATCAGCAATAGGAACAAGTGATCCTGAAGTGGTAGTGGCAAAGTAAGGTTTAGGGCAAGGAAAGAAATCGCATAACTCTAATGGGTCTTCACGATGGTCAAGGATAACGTCATAATTGTTCGCTACCCAATAGACACATTTAGTTGATTTACACCAAATCTCCCAAACTTCAGCTTTCTTTAATGATTGAGTTGATTCTTTCTCGCCATCTTGTCGATCAGGTGAATGAGTTAAAGGAACTTGGTTAAATACCTCACCAAATCGCTCTTCTCCTTCCTCTAGCGACATATAAACACGTCTAGCTACCCAAGTTACCTCTTCCCACGTTCTCGCTGGTAGATGGGCGAAATCTTGCCAGTAAACGTAATCAACAGGTGTAGTTTCAGAAGTAATGCGCTCATATTGGGCAGGTTGTTCTCCTGCTAACGCATTTTCTTCTAATGATTCTCCGGTAGGAGCATAATCATCCCCACCTACTTCTTCATAATCAGTGATCTGAGGTTCTGCATCAACTGATTCAATAATTGGTTCATATCGTAACCAAGCCACACCACGCCCTGGTAACAATCTATCATCAACCACATTGGAAACAGTAGCATGAAAATCAGGATATTGAGTAATTTCATAGGATAAAACACGTTCTAAGATGTTAGAAGCGACACGGGCAACATCATTCTGATCGTCAAAGCGTCTTGATACTTCAGGATTAGGCGGTTTAGCATAGATAGCAGGTTTTAACGTCTGAATGTTAGACCAAAAGATATTAAATCGTGCATCAGCCTGTTCAACGTCTTTCCGTTCATCACGGTAACGTTTAATGACCTTTTCGCCACGCTCAGTCCACTTCTTAAACGTTTGATTGTAGCGTGACAATTCATCGTGCCACGGCTGTGCTGATTTATCTACTGATTCTTTTGCCATCGTGCCGCTCATTTAAAAGGGTTTGGATGATTATACCGTTTTTCTGCTAAAAGCAACACTTATATTCGTTTTCTAAATGGTTTTGTGCTAGATTCCCATAATTCGTTCAATGTTTGCTCCTGCCAATACTTAGGTTTCTTAATTTTTGGCTCTGGACGCTGTTCACGCCACGCCAATGCTACATACCTAAATCCGTCCGCATAATGAGAAGTCCAATCGTGTTTTGGACGGTCATTGAATATCTTTTTATCCAGATTATACTCACGTTGATACTGCGTGAGAGCTTCCATGCCTTCTTTACACTTAGGATCAAACCAACAATCCGCTAAAGTCAGACGTGCCGCTTGAATTCCATCCATCAGACTAACACTTGGCACGATTCTTGGTCGCCAACCTAGCGATCTGAACTGTTCTTCAATAGACCTGCCTGTTTGTAAACTTTTTGCCTTAGCATCGTGGGGTAAATACAGCCATTCTCCGTAATCGTAGCCCCTTCCTTTTAATATCTCATCATAATGACTGATCGGCATACCTGAATTTGAATAGCAATCAATTACCCGAAGCTCTCGCCCTACCACCTGATACCACCAAATTGCGGTATCATCACTCCACCCTAAGTCGAGAGCAGCATAAGTCTTTAACGAACGGTCATAACAAGGCTTCACTCGCCCAGATTCAGCCAACTCATACATTTCCTTACCATAGATAGCCCCTGGTATCGCTGCATCAAAGTTACACTCCATTTCCTGTAACCATGCATCCTCACTCAGTTCGTTCTTAAGCTCGGCTAACTCCTCCGCGTCCAGCAATCCTGACTCCGAAGCCTTTAACATCAAGGTAAAGCAGTTAGGATCAGTCTTGCCCTGCTCATAACGCTCATAAAAGGCATTCTTTCCTTTAGGCGTACCGATGATGATCGCCCAACCTTTCCGATCAGCTAATGCCGGACGGATAACATATGCCCACACGGAGGATTTCCAGTCCCCATATTCATCCGCAATGATGCCGTCAAAATATAAACCTCGTAATCTGTCAGGATTATCCGCACCAAACAACTGCAAGCGAGAGCCATTAGGAAAGTCCAACCGCAATTCCGACTCGTTTACCTTTATATTAGGTATCGGTTTGGTAAACGTCTTACAGTAATCCCAGATCACTTGCTTGGCTTGTGAATAATAAGGGCAAATGTAGCCATAGCGTCCATCGCCTGACACATCCTGACAGGCAGAACGTATCAATTCATTGATGCACGACACAGACTTCCCTGCGCGTCTATGCGCCACCACAACCGCCCAGCGTTCCTTTCGATTGTGCAGGGGTTTGAATACATCTCTAGGCTTATAAGGAAGCGTAACCTTCATTCTTCCCAACCTATCACTAGATTCATAGCTGAACCGTCAGCGTTGGTCAAGCCAACCGCCACCCTAGTTGACTCCTTAGCAGTAGCCCAGCCGTGAGAGTGTTGCAAGATAGCCAATGCCGCTTTGGAATCACCGTTTCGTGCAGCATCTCTCAACTGCGTTGAGGCTTCCACTTCTGCATCAGCAGCGCCCTTCAAGGCAGCCAGTTCAACAGTCGGGTCTAGTTGACAGAGTTGGCGATACTCGGAGGGTAACATGCCGGAAGCAAGCGCCAGTTTATCTCCTTTTAAGCCGAGCTTGGCAGCTTCATATATTTGGGATAACCGCGCCTCTGTAGCTTGGAGTTCGCGTGGGGAATAGGGGAATGAAATCATAAGTCACCAGTTGTGGATAGTTATATATAAAGATAGTACCACACATTTTAATGTAAAACAATCTTTGACCTTTTAAAATTTTTTCAAAAAAAAATTTGAAAATGTAAAACCTAAACCTAAAAGCAAAACCTAAAAGATTTACGTGAATGCCCCCGCCACCGCTCACGCAGGTAACCCCCCCACTGCGACATGTCGATTTATTTAACGCCCCCCTATAACCACACAAATAAAAAGATTATTAAGGGCAAGGGCAAGGGCAAGGGCAAGGGCAAGGGCAAGGGCAAGGGCAAGGGCAAGACCTAGATAATGTTAGCTATGTTAGCTATGTTAGCTATCAATAATAATTGAGTGGATACAATCCCCCTTATGCGGGCCTTAATCTGTTAGCAATGTTAGCTAATGTTTTTTAATAGCTAACATAACTAACAAATAAGCCGTTTTGAAAAATGTTAGTCATGTTAGCCATGTAGCCATACAAAAAAAATTGGTGGCGGTCGACATTCCGTATAATTATTTCCCACAATATTATTATGGTTATTATTATTATTATTATTTCTTTATTAATATAATATTATAACTAACATTATATACAAATAGCTCAAAGCCTTAACAGGTCTGGTCTAAGCCGTATGCAATCGTGGAGAATTTTTTAACTAACATTCAACTAACATTACTAACACGTTAATAAGTGTAAAATAATCCTTTACATTAGCTGAAAAAAGAGTATATTGACTATAACATCAACAAAAAAGAGAAAATGACAATGACTAAGGTAGACAAAATATTAAATGACTTATTAAAAGCAAACCGCGCAACTAACAAAAAAGTGATTAATGACTTCAATAATCAAAATAAAAGATTAATAAAATTATTAAAGGATGTAAACAATGCAAAATTTTAAACTAACAATTATGGCCGCAACAAGCGCTTTGTTATTTGTTGGTGGTATACGCTTAATATGTGAACTGCTTGTAATGATTCAAGCAGCTTAAAAACTAAAATAAATTAAAAGGTAAACTAAAATGAAAATGACTGTATATGAATCAGATTTTACCCATAATCCTATGTTAGAAGATAATTTTTCATATGATGGCCGTATAGCATTGTTTGAACACCTTGAACAATTAGAAGAAGATTTAGGGGAACAATGGGATTTTGATCCAATTGCAATCAGATGTGATTTTACAGAGTACAAAAATATTCAAGATTTTTGGCAAGATTACAATTCAGTAGAATTCCAATGCATGTCTGATATAGAAGATGCAACAACGGTTATATATATTGATAATAGTAACTCTTTTATCATTCAAAATTTTTAAACAATTAAATTAAACTAAAGAGAACCTAAAATGAAAATACAAGACTTAAGACTAGCATTAACCGCAACACCTAAAAAAGCCGATATTAGATATTACCTTAATGGTGTAAAAATTACAAAAGACACTGTGAGTGCATCAAACGGGCATATTCTATGCCATATAAATACATATCAAAACGAATTACCGGATCAACTAGAAAATGAATATTTAATTGTTCCAGTAGAAACTATAAAAGCACTACTTAAAAAACTTGGAACAAAACATGAAAATAAAGAAGTAGCTATATTTTTAAACAATGGCCGATACGAGCTGCAATGCTTGGATGAAGTTGAGGTGTTTACGCCTATTGATGGCAAGTATCCATCTTTTGACAAGATATTAACGCCGGTTAAGGCCAATAATCATGATGAAAATTTAAACTCTATCAAACACCAGTTTGACTGGTCATACGTCGCGCTTGCTAATGATGCAATATGCAAGTACTACGGTAACACCACGCCTAAACGTTTATACAGTTGTAATGAATGCGGTTATTTTATGCCATCATTAGATAATGACATTATCTATGTAATTATGCCTTGTAGGAATTAAGGCCATGTATAAAGTCTATTACTGGCAAAATTGCCCTATTGTTGGCGCTTATTTAACTTCAATGCTATTTGATTACTTAGACACTGCGACACGTTTTGCACTTGAGCATGATTCAATAGTCGAATTCACACATTAACCAATCAAGGCCGCCTAATACGCGTCCTTTTACTATTTCAGGATAATATAAAATGACTCATAATGAATTAATAAAAGATATTAGACTTTTATGTAAAAACAAAGGCTTAACATTCAAAAAAAGCAGTACTTCTTTAAACGGTAAACCTTTATATCATTTTATCGATAGACAATCTGGAATTGTAACATTGTCTAATATGTCTTTAATGAGCGCTTATGATAATGCACTCAGACTTCAATAACTTAAACTAGGATAATATAAAATGAGATATTTAAACTATATTGCGGCCGCTTTAATTTTAGCCATCTTTATCGGTGCGTTATGCTTAGTAGATAGCACACCATCATATAAAATACACAAAACAAGGTCCGGTGATTTTATAATCATTGACGCACCAGGACCAAACAATTCCAGAATTTATGAATTAGTAGAATTGCCGACAAATAGAGTAAGCGAGGCCGTCAAATGATTGTTGCGCTTGTAACAGTAGTTCTGATAGAGTTAATCGTACTTACTCTATCAGAATAAAAAAAGGGCCTTAACCGGCCCTTTTTATTGTCTATCAATTTAAAAATTTACGTTTTAAGGCGTGATAATAATTTACCTATACCATTACTTAGATAAACTATAAACACGCCTTAAATCGCTCATATTCACTTCACTAACGATAGTTTTTTGATTGCGTCTGGCTCAACCATTCGCCTAAGTTCTGATTTGCTTAACGATTCAATATCGGGATCAGGCGCACAAAAGATATGTTTTGCGCTTGTGTAATCTCTTGATGATAATCGGCCTTTGTCTATCCAACCAGCCTCTTTAAGAGCATGTAAAAACGCTGGTTGTGGTATCTTGATATTACCTGGGGCGCTATTAGCTATCCGGTCACATATCGCATGAAAGGGCGATGCAATCACACCATTTGCAAACTCACCCACTCTCAAACGCATTAAATCGACAAGGTAACTCTCAGCACTGCTCATACCTTGTTCGATCAAATTTAACTTAAATTCAGTCATCATGGGTGCGGCACTCGGGTTAAACTTTGACACATCACGCGCATAAAGCCAATTCGCGATTGCTTCATAGCCACCGCCCGTCTTAAACCATACCCACATTTTTTGTGCTTCGTCATAGTTCATGCGGGGCGCATGTGACCAAACGCAAAACCACCGCCTATCTTGACTCTCAAGTTGAATCGGCACTGGATCGTTAGAGAAGGCAAGAACAAACAATCGGTTCACCATGTCATATGGGTGTAGCCCTTTGCGGTTAATAGACAGCGTTTCTGGAGGTGCAGCGATGATCGGTTTTAACTTGTTAGCAAGCGCGCGTCGTTCGCGTGCATCTGTTTCTTTCAGCTCATTCAGGATCAGGATTTCACATTCCAAAGCATACCCAAACTGGCTGGCCATAGAGTCATTATCGATATACCCTCTATTTTTCAAATGTGTTCCACAGACTGCCCAAATAAAAGGGGCGTACATAGTATCTTTACCCAATCCCTGATCGCCACCATGTAGAATGGCGTGGTTAATCTTGACATTAGGGTTCTGTACTTTATAGGCCATCACGTTAAAGATATGCTCTAACTCAGCTTCATTAGGCACTAATGTCTTGCAATGATCTAGCCATGCCGTAACATTTCCAGCTTTGCCCTTAACATCAGGGCGTGCATCTCGCCATCTATTGCCGTACAGATCGCCATCAAGGGTCGTTAGCATACTATCGCCCGCAGCGTAGGTAATCCCGACAAGCGCATGTGCGCCTGATGCATGTCTATTTTCATCAAAGCAAACCGATGCTTCTATCTTGCGCCCATTATGAATCGATTTACACTCGATATGCCTAAATAAGGCATTGAATGTCGAACGGCTTACTTCACGTCTTGCTTGTAAGTCAAAATATGACTCATCTGCTTGATTGTAGGCGAACCGTTTAAACCAATCCTTTTTTTCTAACCGTCCAAGCTCTTTGCGCTCGACTGCTGCAACTATATCATCTGCATCATGACTAAACATGTCGGAAGGTTCAAGTTTTGCTAGTGTTTCATTCATAACTGTAGCTAATAGTTCATCACGCAAGCCGTGATGATGCTTCGGGCCACCTTCGGCCTGTACCCACTCAAGATAAGTCCTACTGTCTAAATGCTGGCAAGACTCGTGAAAGCACATGTATGATCGGTTCAAAGGTTGATAACGCGCCATTGGATTGCCGTCCGAGTGAGCGACCGCGTTAATGCAAGTAACCCCCACCCAGCCTTCACCATTAGCGCCCTCGATCACGTCCCCCCGCTCAACAAGCCACGTTAAAACATCATCTTTACCATCATCAATTAAATCAATGCGCTTAACGGTTGCTGTGTCTGCTTCACAAGGTGTAACACCCAACGCTTTACATATCTGAGGCAGGGTAAATTCTAATTCAGGATCAAACGACACTAGCTTAGACTTAAAATTGTTGCGATCAGGCTTAAGATTGACAGAATCAGGAAGGCGAAAATTACGAACGGGATTAATAGCGCCCCCATCTGTATACCCTGCATCAGCAATCGCTTTAATAGCTGCACTGAAATCCCCTTTAGTTGGCTGATCGTCAAGGCTGAACGTGTAGCCGTATTGATAGTTGTTAGGTGACGTTTCCATAATCCAAGTAGGCGCAATCTCAGGTGTTTTAGACTTCGTACCGACATCATCTAACACCAAAAACGCCACCAGCTCACAGTTAGTTGCAGAAGCACTTGGTTTGCCGTCTTTAAAGCGGTTGATAATAAAACTGGCCGTATTACAGTACCATGCGCCTTTTTTATCATACTTAGTCGGAAGGTAAGCTGGCCAAGCGCATTGTTGTGCGCCATCTTTATGGAATAGGTCAGGTTTAGGAATCTGTTTTACAAAGAGGACAGTTTCCCCTTCAGGTGCTATACTAATCAGGTAATCTGTAAATTTCATATTATTTTCCATATCTATACATAGTTGCTATCTCGACATCCAGCGGTAGTCCTTCAGCCCATACTGGCGGACTACACATAAT